TCTTTCGTAAGAAGTTCTGCTGTGAGTTCACCTCTGATGAAGGTAAGCGCATTGCAGATATCATCTTCTTGCGTGATGCGCTGAATGAAACTCCGAATACCGACCTTACCCATTGCGTAACCCAAGAACCTACACTCTCTTATAAGTCAGAGAACGACTATAAGCGTGTTACACTCTCAGCGGAGGAGAAGGTTGACTCAGAAATCTCAGACTCCTACGACGATATAGATAGCTTAGTAAAGGCGAACCCGAACGCTTACTTCGACCCTATCGATGGGGCTATCTATAAGACAGGATGGTCTGGTGACTTCCAAGTGACGGTGAAGATAGGCGAAGCTTCACAAGACTACAACACGGGAGAAACTCTTGAAGCAAAAGAGATAAAGGTTCCTGAACTTATACCAGAGTTACGAATGCTTAGTTATAAGGCAACTATCAAGGAGGAAGACTTCACCTATGATATGGGTAAGTTCCTCTACGTAGGTTCATACATGTCACTCAACTCGAAGATGGTTGTTGCGACAGAACCAAAGGAGAATACCTCGGAATCTGCCAACAAACAAAAGACGATACTCGCCTTCAGTTATCTTTCAGACGGTCGTCCAGCAGGAACTATCTCTGCTTACGATGTGAATGCACCTTCACATCCTCGCATCTTCGATTACGCTTTGCATTACAATGGTCCACAAGGCATCTTCGAAAAGTTCTACCGTGAATATGACTTGCTGCTGCGCAATTCACTTCACGATATGAAGGTGAAACTGCTACTCTCTCAGTCGCAGAAGCAGAACCTATCCTCTTATGCTAAGGTTGTTATTCGTGGTGTGCCGTTCTTTTTCAACAAACTCAAGTTCACACTTGGAGGAAAGAATGAGCCTGTAGAGTCAGAGCTGTACACGGTATCGCTTATGCAGCCTACCATTACTGCTCCTACTATCAATGAACAACTCAAGGCTATGGATGTGAAGTATAAGTGGGTTGGAAAAGAGAAACGAACATCTGTCAGCTGGGAAGAATACAAAGCAGCTGATCGAGAACGAAACAAGACCTTCGTGACGGTCTACCCTCCTCTACCTTCAGCTGAGTTTGTTGGTGTGCAATATGGTAAGCAGCGTTCATATACTGAGCGTATAACTCGAAAAGGTGGCTGGTTCAGACACGGAGAGTACGAATACACTCGGACGGAGGTTTGGTTGGAGTGCGTACCTATTTAATTGGGTCTTAAACCTGTCCTTTATCATCTCCAATATATATGGTAATTTTGTGTTAAACAATTCGCACATGGATATTATTCTTAAACCTGATTCGCTCAGCCTGACGGGCTCGATGAATCACTTTATTATATCAAGCACGCAAGAGGTTACATTCATTCTGAAGTATGCAGACTCGAATGAAATCATTGTGCAGCACACTTATACACCTAACAAGGCTAAGCGCATAGAGATAGACTTGGAGAATATCGTCACTCCGCTGTTGTCTTTTCAGCTCCAGGAGTCGACTACAATTTATCGTCAACCGAATATTGCTCGTGAGTTCCTTGTTAATCTCATCGAAGATAAGACAGCTGCACAAGAGTCTTGGCAATTCACCGTACTCCGTGCTGGTATTGACAATTTCGCTGACACCGCTTCAGATTGGTTGAAGCGTAACTTCTTGACGTGGCAACCTACTGTAAAACCTGTGACCTATTACACGCCAGAGTTTCTTAGTTACTACGCTGTCGAGGATTGCGTAGCTAAGTGTCGTGCGTATATAGAAGAGAACGGTAGCTATGTTCAGACAGACATCGAACTCGGCAACCTCTCTCACGGTAAGGTGTGGACGATGCCGATGCAATATGGCGTCATTGCTGGTAAGTTAGGCAAGATGCCAAGCTACTATGACGTATGGATAGAAGATGCTGCTGGAACTCGACTCACCTACATTCAGCGATACTATGCTTCAGATATTCGAAGTGAGGAAGAACAGTGGGTACTCTTCGAAAACTCACTCGGTGGTATCGACACCTTCCGTGCGTATGGTGATGCAGAGAACACTGCGAAACATACGCACAATGTAGCTGAGATTGAGAATGACTCGGAGGAATATCGTGTCGATACAGTCAGAGAGTACAAAAAGAATACAGGCTTCCTATCTAAGGAAGATCGTAAATGGTTGCTCGATTTCTTCCCTTCTTTGGGTAAATTCCTCTACACAGGCAACTATGTACGTCGCATTGTAGTAATTGAGAGCGACGTAAGTTGGCAGACAAAAGACCTCCCTTCATCTTATACATTTACCTATAAGTACGCAGATGCACGTCCCTACCTGAATATAACCAGGTCAGAGGACGCTGCGCCTGCAATGTTGGATATCAAGATTCCTGATGTAGGGTCTTTTACCATCGCCCCACGCTTAGTTGAGCTTGAGCGACTACCGCTGAGCAGTGGGGCTCTTTTCCCAGTTCAGAATCCTTACTCTGATAAGTGGAACATTACCACAGCTGAAGCTATCCTTGAATGGTTCTCTCGTGAAGTCACCACCGCTTATAAGGGTGACGGTGCTTTTGGACATCGACACGATAATATGTCGGTACTGAATGCGCTCGATCGTATTGGTGACTATCTTACTTTGGATGCGCAGAAGATTGCTGCTGGCTTAGCTGACGAGGCAAAGGCTGCACGCACACTCGACCCTAAGAGTGTCGATTGGGAGAAAATCGTTCGAACAGATCAAGATACAATCGTTAATGCACTGACTACCTTCATGAAGGGTATCGTGTTTGGTAAGTCTGTTCGTGGAGAATCAGGCGTGTCTATCTATCAGGATGAACGAGGTGCCTGGCATATAGATGCTGAATACTTGCACGTGCATCGCAAACTTACCGCTGAGGAGGTTGAGATAATGAAGACCTCTCATATCAAGGGAAAGGTTGTGAACTCTGCTGGTAGCTTCGTGATATCTAAGATAGAGAGGATTGTAGGTGCATGGCGATGCTACTTCCGTCAGCAGGATAGTGAGGGTCGTAGGGTGTATAACTCTATGCAGGTGGATGACCTCGCACTGTGCGAGACATTCAACTTGATTGATGCAGACGGTCAGTTGTCTAATCACTATTGGCATAGGCGTGTTGTTGAAGTCGGTGTTGATTATGTTGACATCGCAGACAATACGAATGTTGATTACTACGCAAGTGGTAGCGATACTCCGCAGGTGGGTGACGAGGTTGTGCAGTTGGGTCACCTCACAAATGAGGAAAGACAGAGTGCTATCATACAGTCAGCTGCTGGCGAAGGTGCGCCTTACTTCAAAATTATAAAGGGTATCAATAGCTTTATCCTTCCTGATCCTATCTTCTTATTCGATAACCAGAAATTCGAGATACGTGTTGAGAATCCTTCACGCCAAGGCAAATATATCCTCTTACAGGATTATCTATCGTCAATGCAGAGTCGTATTGACTCGGTGAAAGAGCAAACAGACCACCAATTTTTGATTTGTTTTGGCGACGCTATTCCAACGTTGACGAACGAGCCTGCAAACGAGTGGACGGATGACGAAACGAAAGAGATGCACCTGCATGACATCTATTATAATAGAAGTTATGCTGAGACTGGTGGAGGTCGTTCTTATTCATTCGAGAAAAATCAAGATGGGTCTTTCTGTTGGAAAGAGATTACTGACGCTGACGTGTTGAAGTCACTTGAAGCAGCTAAGCACGCACAAGATACAGCAGATGGTAAGCGTAGAGTTTTCGTGCAAGCCGTACCTGTTCCTCCGTACGATGCAGGCGACCAATGGACTAATGCTAATTACAGAGAGAAGTACAAAAACGACTTACTTGTTTGCGTACAATCTAAGAAAGCAGGAGAATCGTTCGATATTGAGGATTGGACTTCCGCACAAAAGTACACCACAAAGCAGTTTGAAACTGAGTTTAAAATTGGCGATAACTCAATCTCTGCTGTCGTAATAGACTTGCAAAAAGGACTTAAGCGTGTCGGATTCACTCTTAATGGCGAGAATAGCACCTTTGACATCGTAGCAGACACATTCAAGGTTACGACGACTACTGGCAAAGTGCCATTCTTTACCAGTGGCGGAAAGCTTAATGCTGATTTTATCGATGCAAAGGCAATAGTAGCTGAAGGCATCAAGGCTCAGACTATCGATGCTGAGGGGGCTACTTTTCAGAATATCACCGTTACTGGTAATAGTAAGTTCGGGGGTGAGCTTGATGGAGCAAGCGGAACATTTAAGGTCCTTAGATGTCTTAACAGCAATAGAGAACCTACTGGTGGTATCTATTTTGAGGAAAGAGGAAAACAAGCTATTATGGCAATGGAGGGTGATTTGGGTATGCGTAAGTATGTCGAAGGGAATTTTCGTAAACGCCTGCCACGCTTCTATGCTAAGGACGTATGGTGTCAAGGACAGTTTGGTCATTATGCGAAGATTTGCGCAGTCATCAAAGACGATATAATGTACGTACATCATGGAGGTCACATTGAAACAGATGGTGTACAGGTACAGTTGCCTACCGTAACTGTGAAAAGTGGTGGACGTGATATCGTCTGCTATAAAATTCCATTATATGCACCAGGCTATCAAGGAGAAGATGGTGATAACGGAGTTGTTTTGGATGTTGATAATCCTGGTTTGCATCGAGGTCTTACTGATTTTTACAGAGAGATTCCCTATGGTGCTCCTATTGACATGGTAATCTTTAACTGTGAACAACCTCGCAGTTATGTTTTCTTTGAAATGGGATATGGCAAAGAATGGATAGCGTTTAATGGCAATGATAATGTTGGAGTTTATATCTGTGATCATCGAGAGATTAGAAAACTTGATGGCGGTTGGATAAGTCATTATTTATATGTTAATCCGTTATGGCTTACTCCAACTAAGACTAAAGAAACACCTGGAGCTGGTGTTCTTTATACTGGAACTGTTGATTTTGATTGGTAATTAACTAATATATAATTGAATATGAAAAGTTCATTAGATTGTGTTTACAGGATTTTCGGAAGGCTCGCTGCTATCGGTAGCGATAAGTATCTGCACATGTTTGCTGGTCTTGTCGTTTCGATGATTGTGTGCAAGGCCTTACATGCTATTGATGTGTGCTTAATCTTCGCATTGGTACCAGCATTCTTCATCATGACTGGAAAAGAGAGTGTCGATTACTACTACAGAAAGGAGCAGTTCGATTGGCTCGATGTCTGTGCAGGTATGCTTGGTGCGATCGTGGGTGTTTTTCTTTTCCTATTGTAAAGGAGGTGTTCGTATGGATATAGTTGAATTACAGTTTACACCAGAGTTTATTCACTCTGTAGCTACACATCTTATAACATGTGTCGTGATGTGGGCTTTAGTCGTTAGCGCAGCCTTCATCGACTTGTGGGATAGGGTTTATACGCAAAATAAGTTGAAGAAGCCTTTGACTTCGCACCTTATGCGTAAGACGCTTGGTAAGATTGGTGAGTATTGGCGATTTCTTCTTATCGCCTTGATTATCGATGTCGTGATTTTCACGTCTTGTTCTCTGTTAGGTGTTAAGACTTTCCCTATCTGTACATTACTGTTCTCTGCTTCCTTACTCATCATAGAAACAAAGAGTCTCATTGAACATGCAAGAGAGAGAAAGAGTACTGCTGCTGATATGCAGCGCATCATTCAATCAGTCGTTAGTGCAGCTTCAGATAGAGATGCAAAGAAAGTTATTCAGTATGTCGCTGACTACATTGGTGAAGAGAAAAATGTAAATCAAAAAATAGAAGAATAGTATGGCAAATTTTTCAATTGCGGAGCTGGTACAATCCAGCACTGCTGAACAACTCAAGATAAACAATAACCCTCCTTCTATTGTGAAGGTTCACCTTACAGAAACGATTACTCTTTTAGAGAGTATTCGTGTAGAATGGGGTAAGTTTTGCGAGGCTCACAAACTCGAGAACCCTGCTATCCGTGTAACAAGTGGCTACCGCTCACCAGAATTGAATAAGGCTGTAGGCGGTGTGAAGACCTCCGCACACGTCGAGGGCTATGCAGCAGACTTGCAACCTGTCAATGGTAAGCAGACTGAGTTTGAACGATTCATAGCTAACGAGTTCTCCAAAATGGGGTACTCCTACGATCAAATTATCGTGGAAAGAAGTAAGACTTCTCGATGGGTGCATGTTGCTTACAAGAATGCCGACGGACGGCAGAGAAGACAGTGTTTCAAACTTAAAGTGTAACAAAGTGAGGGAGAAAAACTCCCTCACCTAAATCGAAAGAGTATGAATAGATCTATAAATACATCTTGTAAACTATTAATTTGCGTCCTTGTAATGATGTGCGTTGGCTGTCGGACTAAGAAGTCGGTCGCTATTGAAAGCGTCAAGCAAACGTATAATAATGAGCAGGTGACTACGGAACGAAACGAAAAACATATATCGTTCGTCGACACAACTAACATCGACGAACTAACAAGTGTCATACGTGAGTTTGTTTTTGAAGTCCCTTGCCTGGAGGGTAGTTTTGCTACCGACACAAATGTCGGGAGCAACGTGCCAATGGTTGAATATAAAGCCGACGGCAGTATCATAATTAATCGTGGTTTGAAATCGATTAAAGAGCGAATTGAAAGCCGCAGAAACGAAAAAAGAGGTCTATCAGAAAAAAAGGATAGTGCTGTTAATAAGCAGACTAATACGAAAGTAAACTTCACGGAAAACAAACGACATAAAGATAAGCACGTTGAGCAGGTACAGATAGCAGAGCCTTTCAGATGGTGGCAAATTATAATGGGCTTGCTTGTGTTGTCTATTGTTGTCTTTGGACTAAAATTTAAGCCAAGTATAAAAGGCTTCCTTCTCAAGATTTTCAACAGAATAAATTAACGTGTTGAATGAAGCACATCAAGGTCTATATAACAGAGAGCCGTACGAAAGATAACCGCTTCGCACAAGCTTCTATCCGTGGCATCGAAGATAATACGGGTGAGAGTTATTCATCCTCTCACCCTAAACTTCTTCAAGACATCATTTGTCATGCGCTATCCCTTGCGCACGGTGTCGAGATAGAGGGTAACAATGGATTTACATACACCTTTCCTTTTAAGCTATCATAATTATGGCGATAGAAAAACTCTACTTAGAACATAAAAACACAGGCGGACGATTGACCGCTGACGAATTTAACAAGTTACCCGAAAAGGTCAACGAGTTAATCGACGCACAGAACTCCGAGGAGGAACGTGTGAAGAAGACGATTGCGAAGAACCGTCCATCGCTCGGACAGATTTCAAACGTGAACACAGAGGTTGACGAACTCACATCTGAGACATGTGTACTCGTATGGAATGGTGATCAGTGGGTCCCAATGAAGTTATCTGAACTTAATATTGGGCAAGGTGGTGGAGGACAGCAGCAATCTATTCTCTATTACTTACGTGCTGTCAATCAGTCTCCTTCTACTACTCTCTCTGCATCTAAGTCAGCAGGTGAGTGTACGATTAAGTTTATGTTCGTGTCAAGAACTAAGGATGTAGGACAGGCGGATTATATTGATAGCGGTGAGTGGGGAACGTACGAAATTTTCGCTAAGGCAGGTGATGGTACGTTCGTATCTAAGGCTCGTGGTAGATGTCAGTCGAACACCATTACAACTGTTGATGTATTCAAGTTCCTCGAATCAGGACAAAACAATATCATGGTGAAGATTACAGGTGAAGTGACGGGTCAGACCTCTCCTGCTTTAGTATATTCAATCACACTGTCTGCGCTCTTCCTCTCAATATCAGAATTTAACTGGTGGAAAGCCTACCAGGGAGATATTGTGCTGCCGTGTTATATCAGTGGTAACATCTCGAAGACGCTGCACGTGAAAATTACGGGTGAAGGATACGAACAGACGTATGAGCGTCAGTTCGGTACAGCAACTTACACGTCATCGCCTGTAGCCTATACCGTTCCATTCACGAACAAGACAGGTCTTTTCCATCTATCTGCTTGGCTATCGAATGAGGATAACACCGTTCAAACAACACCTGTAGGCTACGACTTTATGGCGGTAGCTAATAACGAAGCTGTGAAGATGGTAGTCGTTAACAATAAGGCTGAGAAACTTCTTAACTGGTATGAGAACAAAGTACTTGAATATGCCGTTTATGATGGCAAGGCGGTAACAACACCGCTGTCTATCTTGATGAAGAAGGATAACGAGGTGCTGCAAGAGAATGTGTCAGAGAACACGCTGACACAAACCAAGATGCAATACACCTTATCTCTCGAGGTCGAGACAATCGATAACTCTGATTTTACGGCACTCATCGGATTTCGTACGCACCCAACAGACGAGGTGCGACTACGTGATGCAATTCCATTCCCTGTGGATAACTCGCAGGGTTATTCTGCTACTGCTGGAGCGGTGTTCTATCTGAATGCGAAGAACAGAAACAATACTGACACCGACCGCAACATTCTTCGCAATCTCATCAACTCCGAGCATATCGGTGCAGAGTGGCAGAACGTGGCTTTCTCTCGTGATGGTTGGGTAATAGATGATGAAGGCGCACGCACATTGCGCTTGCTCGCTGGTTCACGATTGACTATCGATTACAAGCCATTCGCCAAGGAGGCAGCACAGAGTGGTAAGACAATCGAAATTGACTATCAGATTAATAACACGTCTGACTACAATGCAGAGTGTATCTCGATAGCTATGCCTTACCAGAAGGGTTATATCGGTCTGAAGGTGAAGCCTTCTTCTATTATGTTCGCAACTCGTAGTGAGCGTAATGCTGATGTGCAGGCCATGAATACTGATGATGGAGTGCGTATTCGTCTCGCACTTGTTATCTCTCCGAAAAAGTACACCTACGTCTTGAATGGTAACACCTATTATCTTAACCTCGTCTACCTCTATATTGACGGTATTGAAGCTCGTAAGTTTGCCTACTTGCTTACCGACTCCATGCAGATAGGTTCTGGAGGTGGTATCGTCATAGGTTCTGACAAGGCTGATGTCGATTTGTACTCTATTCGTGTGTACGACAGTGCAATGGATGCAGCCAACGTGCATCAGGACTATATCAATGCACTTTCTACAGTTGGAGAGAAGAGTGCAGAGAAATTAGATAACGACATCTACGATACACTCGGTACAACGGTTGACTTTGACAAGGTGCGTGGCAAGGTCAATGTTTTTACTTTTGACAAGCCACTCCCAGCTTATGAGTATGGTAAATCATACAAGCCTAAAGGCACGTTGGAAATCTATCCGAAAGATGGCAATACGAATCTTCTTCGTTTGACGATAACCAATTTCCAAATGCAAGGGCAAGGAACATCGTCAATGCTTTACTACTTTTGGAACTGGAAAGGGAAATTGTCTTATGATTCGACTGTCATCTATGAAGATGGTCAGACCGCTCAAAAGAAGTTTAAGTTTTTCATGAACCTTTCAAAAATATCTAAACTGACAGGAAAGAAGAACATTGCTTCTTCAATGCAATACCACAAGATGGGCTCTGTAAATTCATTTACCGACCTATGGAAAGCGGTAGGCTTAACAAATGAGGGCATCGAGCAGGACAGCGAAGCAAGAGTATCTATCTATCAAGAGACATTCGTAGGGTTTGAGAAACAGACCGCAGAAGACGGTACTGTTACATACAAGTTCGTCGGTCTCTTTACACTCGGTCCTGATAAAGGAGATGCTGCGACCTTTGGATATGACAAGGACTTGTTCCCCGACCTCTTATCAATCGAAGGCTCTGATAACTCTCCACGCTTGACTCTCTTCCAAGTTCCTTGGGACAAACGACGCATCCGCTACAATACGGAGGAAGAAGCGTATCAATACCAAGTATCTGAACTCTCTTGGGAGAATTGCTGGGACTTGGACTACGCTGCTCTTCCTGCTGATGACAAGTCAACATCGGAAGATGAGACTCGTCAGAGGGCTGAGCAGCTCATTGAGTCGTATATACCAGCTTATAACATAGTGTATCAGTGTAATACGTTCATTGAACCTTTCAATGGTACACTTGACGAGTTAAATGCTGATCCACACTCGACGCACATTGAGTATTGGATTGCAAAGGAAGGTGACCCTAATCAGTACAACCTATATTATTACGATTCGCTTTACAAGATGTTCTGTCCGTCAACACTCGACAGTGGCGCATCGGTAGTTAATCTTCGTCAGCAGTTAGTCGGTGATAAGTACGGCTTAACCGAGACGATATTCAGCACGGTTAGTGATGCAGCCCAGCTCAATGAGTTATTCAAGTCAGCACGCATTCAGAAGTTCCGTGCCGAGCAGTCACAGTACTGGGACATCTCAGATACCTTATATCATCAACTATATGTTGAAGCGGTGGCAGCGACCGATAACTGCGCAAAAAACATATATCCGTATAATTTCAATGCAGAATAAAATGGCTAATAGTAAGTGGAAGTTCCGTCAGGATGACCTTGATACAATCCTCACGGTTATCAACCAAGGTTTAATGAAGAAACCTTACCACGTAGAATATCACGATACATACGATGACGGTACGCCTGTATGGAATGGAGAAAAGTCCGTGTTGTGGAACCTGATGGAACAAGCGTACCCAGAAGAACGTGCGCAAATGATGCGTCGTATGCTTGCGAAAATGGAAGAACTGGGCGGATTGCAGAAGGGTACGCACCAGCAGAAACTCTTTGCGTTTTTCGAGAAGTATTACTTCTCTGTTATTAACAACTTCTCATCTATGCTATACAATGAGGATGGCAAGATGTATGAAAAAATGAAGCTCGCCATGCTGCAAGGAACATATACGAATGACACCGACCCACTGGGTCAGTCTCTCGGTGATGGTAAGTCTCCCGAGGTGGCGTGGGTAAAGAAGCGTATTCAGTACCTTATGTCTAAGTACAGCTTCGGTGATTACGATGCAAAGACCGCTGAAGGTGCTATCACCGTCCGTACATCTGCACAGGCTGATGCAACGACAAACTCAATCGTTCTGCGCTTAACGCCTGCAATGAAGTTATATCCTACCATTGCGTACGGTACCACAATCATGCGTGGTGCTCGCACGGATGCTGGTAAGCCGTGTGAGATAGTCGTAGACATTAACGGCACCAGTGACCAGCAGCTATCTGTCAAGTCAGCAGACTACCTGCTCGATATAGGCGATTGGAGTTCGTATGTAATTAATGGTGCACTTTCTATTATAGGTAAGCGACTCAAGCGATTGAAACTCGGTGATGAGAACGAACAGAAGGTGAAGATACTCATAGCTTCGCTTACGCTCGGTAATACCACCTCGTTAGAGGAGATTGATGTGCAGAACATCTCTACTCTTGGAGGCTCACTCGATATGCGTGCTAACTACCGATTGCGTAAGTTCCTCGCTGGTGGCTCATCGCTTACCGAAGCACACTTCGCTGATGGTGGTGCGCTGGAAGAAGTCGACTATCCTGCTTCCACGTCATACGTGGAATTAAAGAACCTTGACAAGCTCACCAATGAGAAGTGTAACACTGAAGCCTGCGCTCCGAATGTTATGAGTTACTTCGTCAGTGGATGTGATAATCTCCAGCCTGTCAAGCAGCTCATCGATATCATGGATGCGCAGGTAGGACAAGTTCCTCACTCCCTGCGTTACGTGCGCTGTGTGGGCTTCAACGAGACCTTCACGGACGGACGAGCATTTGATAAGCTGTCTCAGTTAGTCGATGGGACATATCAAGGAATTGATGCAGAAGGTCAGTACGGCAATGACCCTTACCCAGTACTTGACGGTACAATAAACCTCACCACTGGTGCGTATCGTGACACCTACGATGCCTTAATGACCCACTATCCTAAGCTCAAGCTGAACATTGCTAAGTGGTGGATTCGCTTTGAGGACCCAGAGGTAAAGCGCATTTGTGTAGAAAACTGGGATAAAGACGGTGACGGAGAGCTAAGTATGGAAGAAGCAGCAGCTGTTAGTTCCATCGGGACTATATTCTA